TTGTCTCAAAAATAAACAACTATAATCTGGGTATGGGTGGTTTGACTGATGTTGAACTCGTCCAGTTTGGATATACAAATACAAGAATATAAAATGGCAGAGGTTATTGATTTTACACTTGAAATAAACGGGGTTCAGGTTGCCGTCAAAAATGTAGAGGATTTAGAAAAAGCCTTCATCAAAGCAAAGACCGCTTTTGAGAAAGGAGATTTAGGTGGTGAAAATCTTAAAAAGTTAGAGGACAACTTAAACGCCGTTGAAAGGGCAGCCGAGAGAGCAGGTAATCAAGTTAAAAACGGAGCAGACAGCGCTGGTGAAGGAGCGTTAAAAGCAAGTGAAAAAGTAAATCTTTTGAGAGAAAGTTTTGATGGAGCAGGAACAGCGGCTGAAATCTTGTCTGGAAATAGTGAGACGGTGGGTAGGGTTGTTTCAACAACTATGAGAGCAATAGGTATATTGAACTCGGCTCGTGAGGTGGCTGAAAATAAAGTGACGGCTGCCATATTGAAAAGGTTAGGTGTTGAAAGATTACAAGCCGCTTCAACCAGAATACTAACAGGCGTCCAAACATTATATAATACGGTTATGGCGGCAAATCCTGTTGGAGCGGTTGTTGCGGCAATAGTTGCCCTGATTGCTGTGATAGGTGTTTTAATAAACCCTATACGAAACTTCATTAGTCAGTTTGAGAGCCTAAATGATGTGTTTGATTTCACGATTGCCAAACTTCGGGATTTAGGTTCATTACTGACTTTCGGTTTGATTGATGACGCCGCAACGGCAGCCGCAGTTGATAATATAGAACAAGTTATAGAAGCGTATGATGATTTGGCAAGTAAAGGAAACCAAGACATAAACAATCAAACTCGTTATATAAATGAGTTAAAGGCAAGAGGAGCAACAGCAGCCGAGATATACCAAGCGGAGTTGAGATTGATTGACTTGAAAATAGTTCGGGAACAACAAGCCATTAGACAACTTCAAGCAAACTATAAAAACCTAACCGACGATCAAAAGAAATCCTTGAACCAAATGATAGAAAACGAGAAAAACTATCAAAGTGAGAAAAAGGTTCTAACATCAAACTTCAATAACACAGAAAAAGAGGAACAGAAAAAACTGGGTGATAAGTTGGCTGCCGAGGCAAAGAGTAGAAGGGATAAAGAAAAAGCAGATAGAGAAGCAGCCTTCAACACACTAACCCAGTTGAAAAATAAATACGCGCAAGATGAAATCGACGCAGAACTTCGCCAGTTTAGAGAAAGGGTCAATCTTGAAAGTGAGTTGAGTAAAGAGATTATGAGTGTAAATGAAGGAACTGATCTAAACATTTTGGCAAATCAAAGGATACAAGCATACGCAAGGATTGAGGATTTACAAAAGTTTAAAAATATGGAACTTGATGAGTTGCGTAAAGGCGGAGCCTCACAAGCGCAACTACAAGCAGTCATAGACAAGTATGAGTTGTTTGAGTATGACGCACAAAGAGAAACTATTTTAGACAAGAAAAAAGCCGAACTTTCAGTAGATAAACAAGTCAGCGACAAAAAGTTTGAGTTATTGAAACAAGCAAAGAAAAGGGAGTTTGACGAGGAGATTAAAGCAATCCAAGAAAATACTACTATGACTGCGGCACAAAAATCCACAGCCATAGGGATTATCAGTAAAGCAGAAAAAGAACAAATGAAAAAACTTAATGAGGAGAAGGAGAGAGTTGATAAAGATTTCAAGGATAGAGAAACAAATATGTTGAGCGAACACCTAAAAAAAATGGATGATATAAAGAAGGTGTATGACGAACAATCCGATCAATATACTAATGAAAGGAGAGAGGAGGATTTAAAAAAACTACAAAAGTTTTTGAGTGATACTATAAAACTTGCTGAGATTACAGGAGCAAACTGGCAGCAGTTTATGACTGATATACAAGACAAAAGTTTTAAGGAGACAGCCCAGTTTGGACTTATTTATAGAAACAGATTGAAAATCACGACTGATGAGTTATTCAAGGCGTATATGGATAATGAAAATGAAATCACGGAACAAGGTAAAAAAGGAGACAAAATCACAGAGGATCAAATCAACAAAAGAAAACTACTTGGGGACGCCTATAAAGAATACGCTGGTAGGCTTTCACAACTTGATAGAGAACTAACCGCTGATTTAACCAAAGGTGTTAGTGATAGATTAGACGCTGTTTCAGGTGTTTTACAAAGTATGATGGAAAACACAGGTAAAAACACAAAAAGATATAAAGCAATGGCCATTGCCTCATCTATTATAGATACTCTGTCTGGTATATCAAAAGCAATCGGTTCTGGGCCTGCGCCTTGGAACTTCATAAACGCAGCGGCTGTTGCCATAACAGGATGGGCTAATGTGAATAAAATAAGAAACGCAAAGACCGAAGGGGATAGTGGAGGTCAAAATGATTTCAAGCCGGGCGGTTCAAAGTTTGCCTCTGGTGGTTTATTGGTTGGGCCGGGTCATAACTCGGGTGGTATAAGGACTTCTTTTGGAGAACTTGAAGGTGGTGAGTTTGTTGTGAATAGACGATCAACACAAAGATACGCCCCACTCATTTCAGCAATCAATATGGCAGGTGGTGGTAAGAAATACGCAACTGGTGGTGTTTTAGGAAATGATACTATGGTAAATGATTTGATGAACGAGGTTAGAGATCAGGCAAGAGTTCCTCTAAAAACCTATGTTGTGGCAACAGATATGTCCTCGGCTTTGGAGGCTCAAACAAAAATAAGATTTAAGACAACCCTATAAAAATATATTTATGAATATGAGTGAAGTAAAACTTGTTGAACTACGGATTGATGACGAGGAGGAAAGCGGTGTTTATGCGATTGCTTTGGTGGAACAACCAGCAATCAGCGTAGATTTTTACGCCTTTAATGAAAACTTTGAGACCTATAATGATTATGGAGAAGGTATAAGAAACAACGCAAAAAAAGGGATTGAGTTAAATGAAAAAGCGGGTAATAAGTGTGCCACTCAAACAGGTAAAGTTAGAGCCCAACAACTGGCAAATGGTGAAAAGATTAGTGTTGAAACAATAAAAAGGATGTATTCATATCTTTCCAGAGCCGAAGTATATTATGATGAGGCAGATAGTCAAAGTGATTGTGGTTATATATCATTTTTGTTATGGGGTGGAAAGGCTGCTTTGGGTTGGAGTAGAAATAAGTTGAAAGAACTTGGTGAAATAGAGGACGAAAAACTGAACGCCGAGGATATAGAAATGATTGAGGGTATAACTGAACTTCTTTTACAAGTCAAAGATTTAGACAATCGTAGGACTATGTTAGAAGGAGTGATGAAAGATTTTGACGAGGAAGGTGTTATATATAATAAAGACGAACTGATTAAAAGGGTAATGGGTGAGGAGGATTTTGTAAAACCCAGAGCAGGTGAAACAGAGGAGGAGTTCATACCAAGGTGTATGAAAGTTTTGATTGGTGATGAAGGTTATGACGAAAAACAAGCCGCCGCAATATGTTATTCGTATTTAGAGGAAAAAATGGGTATAGATGTTTCTGGATTACAACCCTATATACAGAACCTCAAAGAGCGTAAGAAAAAGAAAAGATATGAAGTTCAAGAAGTAGTATTAGGTTTTGCTCGGGAGTTTGGTTTCACCTATGATGAGATTGAGAAGTTTGCCAACGCAAATCTTGCCGACAGCGTAGATGATATAGAACAACTCTCAAAAAGAGCAGATTACAAATGGATTAAAGACACGCGCGTCCAAACAACCCTATATAAATATGAAGGTGGTTTAAGAAACAATAGTCGTGATTTTTGTATAGAAATGATTTCTTTGGATAAATACTATACATTTGAGATGATTGAAGCAATGGAGAACTTGGCTGTGAATGCGGGGTTCGGGGCAGAAGGAGCCGACACATATTCAATATGGAGGTTTTTAGGTGGGCCAAACTGCTACCATTATTGGAAGCGTTTTACTTACAAATATAAAGAAAAAGACGGCTTTGAGTTGCTTGGTGAGGCTCGGGTTAAAGGACTGCCGGGAACACCTATGAAAGACAGACCCAGAGGTGGTAGATTGAAAATGTCGTATGAGTTGTTTTTTGATGACGACAAGATGATTGTGGTTGGGCCGGCAATGATCCCTGATATAGAAATCCCGAGAAAAAATGAAAATGGTGATTTATATTATGTGGTTTTTTCAAGTGATACAATCAAAAAGATACAAGAGAAGTTTATGAAAACCCAATCAGTTCATAACACAAACCAAGACCATGACGAAAACAAGGACGCTCAAAGTTATATAGTAGAAACTTGGATTAAAGAAACAAACGAGGACAAATCAAACAAATATGGTTTTGGGGAACTACCAGTAGGAACTTGGTTTTGTATGATGAAAGTTCAATCAAAAGAAGTATGGAGTAGGATTAAAAATGGTGAGTTGAAGGGTTTTTCAGTTGAAGGAAGTTTTATTCAATATGAAAAATAAAAAGTATTTTGTATAAATCAATACTATTATATATAGTAGTATATAGAAAAAAATATAACTAAATGAATAAGTTAAATCAAATAAGAACTCTATTAGGATTAAAACCCGTTGTTGAGAAGTTTGCTTCGGCAACTTTGATTGACGGAACAAAGGTTGAAACAGCAGAAGGTCAGGAACTCGTGAAAGGTTCAACTTTATATGTTGTTGCCGAGGACGGCTCAAAACAACTGGCGCCAGCGGGAGTTCATAACACAGAAACAGCAGAGATTGAAGTTGATCCAAACGGACAAATCCTTCGTGTAAGTGAAAAAGCATCACTTGCTGAGGTTGAAACAGAAAAACCAGAAGCGGAAGTTGAAGTTCCAGTTGAAGTAATCAAAGACATAGTTAAAGAAATCATAGATGAGGAGATGGGTAAGGTTAGAACAAGTATGGAAATCTTGATGACCGAACTTGAAAGTGTGAAGGCTGAACTTGGTAAAACAAAAGAAAAATATAATGAGTTTTCTAAAACACCAGCCGCAAATCCTCTAAAAACAACTTTTAATGAAACCCCAGCAAGTTTGGATAAAAACTTGGAGGACAGATTGAAAGTTCTATCAAAATATAAAGAAACCTTTGGTTCTATACAAAAATACTAAAAAAATAAATAACATAATATGCCTCTAAATCTTACAGGGCTTTCAGCCTATACCGATATGAACTCGGGAATACTACTTGGTAGAGCAATCCTTGGAGCAGATTTTCTACAATATACCAACCTACAAGCAGGTTATTCTGCTGGAACGGTGGATATAAACATCTTGAACCTAAACCAACTTGACTTCACAACCCGCGCTTGTGGTTGGCCGACAAATGGTGGTGGCACGGTTTCATATGAAAAGGTGAGTGTGACGGTTAGAAACAGACAACAAAAATCCTCACTATGTCTCCAAGATTTGAGAGGGCACTGGCTTTCAGCAAATATGGGAGCAGGTGGATTTGATGAAAACTACCCATTAGAGCAATGGTTGGCAGACCAGATGGTTTTGGCAACAAGATTGAACTTTGAGCAGATTTTAGGAACAGACATCATTTCTGGTATGACGGCTTCTAACGGCGTTACAACCGTAGCCTCTGCTGGTTGGACGGTTTCAACAATCTTTGATAGTGCGAACAACCTTATAGACAATATACCTACTGGTGTTCGTTCAAGGGACGATTTACATATGTATATGTCTTATCCTGTGTTCCGTAATCTTTCAAGAGCGCTTGTGGCTCTCAACTACTTTAACTATCCAGTAAATGGAACCACAAACCTCGGTTCAGGACAGGGACAACACATTATATTCCCCGGCACAAACATCAAGTGTGTTCCAGTTGCGGGGCTTCAATCCTCAAACAGAGTATTCCTTGGACCGAAAGAACATCTTGTGGTTGTCACAGGACTAACAGACGATCAAGACAAACTTGACATCTGGTATAGTAAAGACAACGACGAAATCAGGACACTCTCAGCGTATAGAGCGGGTATTGGAGCAGTATATTCATCTTTCGTCCAAAACGGACAAGCCTAAAAAAAAAACTATAATATAAAATGGCAATAATAAACTCAGTCCTAACAAATGGTATAAATCTTGACCCTATTGATAGTGTAGGTGGTATCCAACAACTCTGGATATGCGCTTCATATTCTTTCACAGGAGCAACCTTTGGAGCCACGGCTTCAAGATTAGACACCCTACAAGGTTCAGGAACATTTTTTCAGTTTGATATAGCAAAAGATACTTGTTCTTGGACTGAAACCGCAACGATTGCGCCGGCTGCTGGAACTCTATTTTTCCAAGGGGATTTGTTGATGGTGTTTCACAAGTTAGAACAATACAGACGAAATCAACTAAACCTATTGGCAAGAAACAGGTTCATTAGATTTACTTTCTTGGATAATAATAATAGATGGTGGTTCTGTGGATTGACGAGAGGCGCTCAACTAACAACTGGTGTAAATCAAACTGGATTAAATCCGGGTGATATGAACGGATACTCATACACATTACAAACACAAGACCCTAACCCAGCGTTTTTCATTACATCAACAGCCTCTCTGTCTGGCTTTACTTGGACTGCGGCTACGATTGTGACATCATAATAGATAAATAACTTTTTTTTTGGAAAAACCTAAATGTAAATCATTTAGGTTTTTTTTTTATTTCTATATTTAAGAGTATATGAACTTTAATGTTATATACCCTAATCCAGAAGTAGAACTTACTTTTTACCTTGATAGAACACATCAGTTTCCATCTGATAATCCAGTTTTTGGTATGATACTAAAAAACAGGATGACAGGAGAGGAGATAGTTTTTGATCCATATAACTTGAAACTCGGTGGTAGAAAAGTAAGATTGGCTTTTGAGATTACAAATGTTGAAAATCAAGCCGACCCACAAATCGGAGTTATATATATAGATCAAGATGGTTATTGGGATTACGAGTTATATTATGGAACACAGGCACCATTTGTAGATTTATTGGGTAGTATATATCCAGTAGAAAAGGGTAGTATATTCTTTTATAGAAGTGTGACAAATCCAGTATATGTCGGCCCATCACAACAACCAGAAGTTATATATATCTCACCAGATAGTTCATATAACACGAACGACAACTTCACGGCTTCTGTGTTGAATACTAACCCAACTATATAAAAAAAATAAATGAATATGAACCAAGAACAAAAAAACGGATTGATTAGACATACACTCACCTTTGTAGGAGGTTTGTTGTTATATAATGGTCTCTTAAATGAAAACGAAGTTCAAGAGGGGATTTCAGCCATAATGACCCTGATAGGTTTGGTTTGGAGTATAATAGAAAAAAGAAAAACAAATGGAGCAGAACAAAAGTAAGATTTTCACATTTGGTGATATAGGACAATACTTGCCGAGGTTCATAGAGAGCAGGAGCAATGATTGGGTGAGTTTCGGTGAGGACAACCTCTGGCCTGATTTGATGGTTAGGTTATATAATCAATCAAGTATGAATAGGACTTGTATAATGAGTAAATACGACAGCGTGATTGGTAAAGGCTTGAAGTGTAAAACCCACGAGGATTTGATGGCAAACAGGAAGGAGACACTAACCGAGGTTTTTGAGAAGTGTGCCCTTGACTATATCATACACGGAGGTTTTGTCGTCAATCTGGTTTGGAACATAGTTGGTTCGGCGGCTGAAATATACCATACTGATTTCACAAAAATCCGCTCGGGAAAACCTACCAAAGAAACAGGTGAGGTATATGATTACTTTTTTTGTAGTGAGTGGAAGGCTTGGAGACGATATGGGGTTCATAAGATTTGTAAGTTAGACAAAGAAAGAGCAAGAGAGGAGCCCAACCAACTTTATTACGCAAAAGATTATACGCCCGGCTTGAATACATATCCTTTAAGTGATTGGGTAGGTTCAGTAAATGATGTTCTGACAGACATACAAACCAGTATATTCCACAACTCAAATCTACAAAATGGACTTGTCCCTTCTCTTTGGATTTCATTTCGTAATGGTATTCCAGACCCTCAGGAGCAAAATGACGTATATAACAGAATAAGTGAGGCTTTTTCAGGAGCAGATAAAGCAGGGAAGTTCTTTCTTTCATTTGCCGATAGTCCAGACAGCACACCAGAAGTCACGCCTTTAAGAGCCGAGAACGATCAATACTATATAACATTAGACCAAAGAATAGTGAATAGGATTTTAACCGCTCATAGGATTACTTCACCACTTCTTTTAGGTATTCGTGATAGTGGTGGTGGTTTAGGTTCTAACAAAGACGAAATCATCACTTCATATTCACATTTTATATCAACCGTAGTTAAACCTATACAGAAGTTTCTATTGAAAGAGTTTGAGTATATAGTTGAAACAGCAAAAGGATATGATGTTGAACTTTATATTGAACCAAGAAATCTGTTTGAGGATAGTGAAAGTGAAACAAGTGATGAGGCTGGTGTGGCTCCTATTTTACCAACCGAAACTAACGAGGCTTTAAGAAGTTTGTCTGGAAGGCAGTTTCAAGGGCTTTTTAGAATAGTTAAACAATATAATCAAGAAAAGATTACCTTGGAGCAAGCAAAAACTATGTTGTCGTCAGGTTATGGTTTAAGTGAGGAACAGATGTGTTCTTTTTTAGGAGTGGATCCAGACGAAACAGAATAAAATATATTTAACTATGAAGTTTGTAGAAACAGAAAAAATCCGTATATTTGTTTGATTATGGCAATAGTATATAGACACATCAGGCTTGATAAAAATGAACCATTTTATATTGGTATTGGTATTGATATGAAAAGAGCGTATGAAAAATATAAATCAAGAAATAGTTTTTGGAAAAGTATTATCAATAAAACTGATTACAGAGTTGATATACTTTTTGATGATTTAACTTGGGAGGAAGCCTGTGAAAAAGAAAAAGAGTTTATTAAACTATATGGTAGAAGGGATTTAGGAACTGGAACTCTCATCAATCTTACCGATGGTGGTGATGGGGCTGGGGGATTTATACATACAGAAGCACAAAACGCAGCAAAAGCATTACGAAGCCAAAAAAAAATAAAACCTTATTTTTGTAAAAGTAGTGGGTTTAAGGATAAATCTTGGAGAGTTGCCTTTTCAAGAAATGGTGAAAGAATAAACCTTGGTTGGTTTAGTTCCGAAGCAGAAGCAAATAAAGCCATTTTTGATTATGAAACAAATGGAACAAAACCAGAAAAAACTTTTGGTTATTGTAATAGAAAAGAACCAAAACCTTATTTCTGTGGTGTAAATCTAAAAAAACCTTGGAGAGTTTTTTTTGAGAGATTAGGAAAAACAATAAACCTCGGTCATTTTCATACACAAGAACAAGCCCAAGAAGCCATAGATATATGGAAAAAAAATAATAACATTTAATGCCACAAGTAGTAGAAGTTCTTTTAGTGAGTGAAGCAAAGTTGAAATCATATTCTATGTTGAATATGAATATAGACCCAATGTTGTTAAAACCATTTATTTTGATTTCACAGGATTTATGGCTTCAACCATATTTGGGTTCGTCGTATTACGAGGAGTTGAAAACACAAGTTTCTACACAAACTTTAACAGCAACCAATCTTGATTTTATCAACTCACACATATCACAAGCCCTCATCAACTATGCCGTTTGGAAGGCTCTACCTTTTTTACATACACAGGTTTTTAATAAAGGTTTGATGAGACCTACGAGTGAAACTGGGGTTGCGGTTGATATAAATGATATGAAGTATTTAAGACAAGAAATCTTAAATACAGCCGAGAGTTATGCGCAGAAAATGATAAACTATTTGAGAGAACGCCCGAGTTTATTTCCAACCTACTTCAACTCACAAGTGAATATAGGTGATGGTATATTACCAGAGAAGGGTAAGATTTCAACTAATCAGTTTGTAATCCCAAAAAAATATAAAGTAATAAACGATGGATGGAATAACGAAACCGGATGTGATGGTTGCTGGGAAAGAAACGCCCCGAGACCTTAAAAGATTATTCAAGTTGAGATTGAAAAATGAAAAACTACTAAAAATCTTTTTAGACAAAAATGAGAATAGAAATGTTAAAGGACATAATAAGTGATAAAGTAATGATACTAAACACCTCAACCTTCGTGGTTGCTTTAAGTCAAGTTGATTTGATAATCAAAATGATTTTCTATTCGGTTTCTATAATCTATACACTCTGGATGTTCTACTTGAAAATCAAAGAAGTTCAAGGGGATAAATGTGGTGAAGGGTTAGACAATCCAAACTCTGGCAATAAGCCTCAAAAGAACTCGTAGTTTTCAACTTCTTTTTGATGATGTCGTTTTGTATATCTATATTAAAGGGAACATCTTGACCCATTATATTATACTCACGAAACATTAGGTAGGCAATCTTTTCAGTAAAGAACTGAACCACTATATCCTCATTAAACATAATAGGTTTTTTACCACCATATATCAACCCAGTTGAATACTTATTACACCAGTAGGAGAAACCCTCACCAACTACATAATCGTCTCTTAAATGAACCCAAATCGTAGGTTTTATATCAAGGCTTCTTATATACCGATAGTTTGATAGATGTTTCTGTAAAATCAATCCACCTTCTGTTATATTAAAAAATACTTTACCATTACCCAACTCCTTTGAGGCTTCAACAAATAGTTTGATTTCAAGGAAACTCTCTGGTTCAATAGAGAACACCAAAGCGTAATCCTCTTGTGTTTTAGAAAAGTGTTCTAACAATAAAGGGAACTTGTCGTTCCATCTGGTAAAGATTATACTATAACAAACCAAGGATATAGTTTATTTTTTCACCCCTATTGATAGATAGAAGCACTTTTCCTACACTTGTGTCCTCTGGTAGAAAAAAATGGGAGAACTCGTCTCTAACTATAAGGGTTGTTATACGAGGATTTCTTGCGTTTAAGATTTGATATACACCAATCTTTTCCATATCATTTACCTCAATCAACTTGATAAACGCACCTTCGTCTTGAAGTGGTTTGGTGGGATCATCAAGTTCAAGACGCCAATACACAAGTAGAGGGGGTTTTTTAGGGAACAAATCAAACCAGTCATCAAAAGACAACCTCTCAACTTCCATAATCTTTTTCATATCCCAACCAGCCTCAATCAAATCCTTACACCTTTTCTGTATGTTTCTCTCCATAGTAGTATATATTAGATTTGTTTTTTCCCCCTAAAATAGTTCATCCTTTTCTCCCACGCTTGTTGTGATATACCCAACTCACTATTCCAACGGAGCCGCTCTCTAACTTGAACTTCATACGCCACTCTTGTTGCTTCATCTCTGTTTGATAGACGCCTCTTGAACCAAACATAATCACCATTTACTACCTCTCTCGTCAAATACCAAAAACCCAAGGTTCGTAGTTTAGTATATGTATATTCATCTTTGGCGCAGTCCCAGTCATACTTCCAGTTATTCACTTCCTCACAAACCATTTCAGTTCTACCAACTTGGACTAAACGGCTGCCTTCATCATAACTATTTAGAAGTTCAGGTTTGAACTTTGATATATTCCAGTCCATATACAATCCTGTCTCTTTACTATAATCTGTAAATCCGGCGTGTTCTTGCCAATCATAATCCCCACCAACGAACTCACAAAAAAGTTCTTTGTAGTTCCTCGCATTTGTAACTCTTGTCTTTCTATTCATATTCTATATTAGGTTTTAGTGAAGTAAGTTTTAGGAAAACTTCATACTCTATATATTAGAAAAAAATATGAAGTTTTGGAAATGTGGATTGTTTATACAACTACCTTCCGTAGTTCTGGATTTTCTCGTGATACAACTTCTTTACGACTTGTGGTATGACTTGCTTTGCTCGTGAAATACTATCAACACGGAAGGACAAGGTTGGGTTCATCAAGATTTGATCCTCATACTCATATGCGTATAAGTGATACACATTTGATGTAGTGTCGTCTTGATACAGACACATCCAACCCTCTTTACCGTTGAAACGGATGTTCCACTCCCAGTTTTTAGACATAAAGTTTATATCAAATCCTTCTTGTGATACAAACTTGGAACAAAAGTCAGTTGTCCTAAAATGAGCCGCAATCTCATTTAGTTTTGGTTGGTCGTTGAAAGGGCCGTTGATGAGGATGCCGATGGGTAAATCTTGGTTTTTCATATTGGTTTTTTGTTTAGTGGTTTATGATGTAAAGATAGGGTTTTATTTTGATATGGCAAAATCTTTTTCAACTATTTTTTCATATTTTCTATTTGTTGGAAAAGGTCAAACAAACCTACCATACAATCTTGACTATGAAAGTCTTTCTTGGCGTGTTCGGTTTTAGAGGTAGGTTTCCAATATGGTTTAAGTTCTTGGAGTTCATAGTTCCACAACAGAGCGTCTATATCACTATGGGTGGTTTGTAAGAAGCCGGGATCAACATACACCAAACCCTTTGGGGTATTGTATATGTATAGTGTGGTATAAACATCACGACACCAGTCAGCCTCAAAACTCTTACTTGACCAGTTTGCCTCAAAACTTAAATATGAACCACAAGAGGACATTTTAACATTTCTTATTTTGGGGGCTACGACTTGGACTTCAACACTTTTCTTTTTGGAGGGGAAAATCATTTTCATAATATAAGGGGTTTAGTTTTTTTTAGT